CGTTAGCGGAATCGTAATACTCTCGGTTTTGTTTTGGGCATACCATTCATTCCTGAGTTTCCTTTCCGAGTATCGTCAGAAACTTCGAATCAAACAACAATTTGGGACATACGTAAGTCCAGACCTTGTTAAAAAATTACAAAAAGACCCAACATTACTGAGATTGGGTGGGGAGACCAAACGACTAACTTTTCTTTTTTCTGACATTAGAGGATTTACTCCAATTTCAGAAAAATACCAAAAAGACCCACAGGGACTTACAGCACTTATAAATAGATTTTTAGACAATCAAACACAAATTATATTAAAACATGGTGGTACAATCGATAAATATATGGGTGATTGTATCATGGCATTTTGGGGCGCACCACTTGATGACTCGAATCAAGTTGAGAATGCAACCAAAGCGGTTCTTGAAATGAAAGAATCTTTAGAAGAATTAAATGACACCCTCGCAAAAGAAGGCTTGGATCAGATTAATACAGGAGCGGGAATCAACACAGGACTATGCGTGGTTGGTAACTTTGGGAGTAGCAATCGCTTTGATTATAGTGTCCTTGGGGATTCTGTCAATCTTGCTGCTCGACTAGAATCGAGTTGCAAAGAGTATGATACTGATTTAATCATATCTGAGTACAGTTTAGTTGACGGTTATGACTACAAATTCCTTGACGAAGTTACGGTCAAAGGAAAGTCGGAACCCGTCAAAATATATACCATCGAAAAATAGTACTTGACTTTCGGTACTATTTTTGGTATAATTTAGAAATAGTTGAGAGGAACTCAACAGAAGTTCTAGGGAGAAACTTAGTGAACGTGGAAGAAGTAGCAGCAAATTTAGACAAACACGAAGCCGTTTGTGCTGAACGGTGGAAGACTGCGTTTAAACGTTTCGACGACGTAGATGAGAATGTTAAACGCATTGAAATGATAATGATAAGTGTAGCAGGAGCAATAATAGTTGGCGGAGCTACCGTATTTTTAACAATATGGACAATGCACGGATAGGAGAAACAAATGGAATTTGAATATAGTAAAAAAGATATTAAAAAAGCCCCAAAAGTAAAATCAGGAACAAAAATAATAGAAAATAACGATCACAAGTTACCTAGATGGGGATTTAAGCTAAACGGTCAAGATTATTGGTTTAGTAGTGAAGAAAATGCAAAAATTGCATTGGAGAACATGAATGGCTAAAGATATTGAACAAGCCCTAGAAGAAGCAGAGAAAAAAGAAAAAGTAGAACAAGCAGTAAATTCTAGGTACAAAAAGTTAATAGCAAGAAAAATAAACTTGCAAAGAAGAAAGAGAGTTAAATTACCGAGCTCTCTAAGATGAAAAAGCTTCCTCATAAAGAGAGGCTTAAAATATGTCAGCAGTGTCCAAAATATAATAAATTTTGGAAGACTTGTAAAGTTTGTCACTGCTTTATGCCCCTCAAGACTAAAATAAGATGGGCAGAATGTCCCGATGGGAAATGGAGTTAATAAAATGGCACTAACAGCTAAACAGAAGAAACTACCAAAAGCCTTACAGCAAGCAATCTTAAAAAAGATGAAGAAGAAAGGCGGAAAGAAGAAAAAGAGTGGTAAAAAGAAAAGAAGTAGGGGTTAAGTATAACTGGTTACAGTATTTTCATAGCATTCGACATGTTTGTCCATGGAGTTATGAGAGCTATTTAAAAGGGAAAATTAAGATTGCTCCCTTTGATATAGAAATCCTCAAACTTACAGAGATGAACTGGGATATAGAAGACTGGGACGCAGTCGTTTATGTAGTGGATGACCTTACGCTTAATGCGATTGACGATATCGTGGCACATAGAAATGATAGCCAAGAGAAAATAGAATATTTATGGTCGCATCCTACGTATACGAAAGGTGGAGGTAATCAAGCACCTTTTCCAATAATTATCCAACAAGATCGGGCAAGCCTTATGGAGTTAAGACATGGCAGTAAGAAAAAGACGGCGAACGGCTAAAAAGAAGCCTGTGCCTACAAATCCTGTACTTTACGCAAGAGTAAAAGCAGAAGCCAGAAGAAAGTTTAAGGTATATCCATCGGCCTACGCAAACGGATGGTTAGTAAAAACATATAAAGCCAGAGGCGGAAGATACCGTATGGGAACTGGCAAAAAGAGGAAAAGATGATAGATTATATTAAAATCAAATTTGTTCAACTTTGGAACATAATCTCAGGAAAAGATAAAAACTGGGACGGTACTGTAGATATCAAAGATAAAATGATTGAAGCAGAAAATAAAGCAAAATGAAAGGAAAATTATTAGGTAACGGAAAATTTATTATAGAAAAAGATGGACATACAGATGCAGCATCTGTAATGAAATCTTGTAAGACCATAATTTCACATTGTGAAATGATTATGGATAATCTTACAGACCCAGAAGCAAATTTACCTACTTGGTTTACAAATAAAATAGCAATTTCAGAATATGAAGTAGTCTCAGCCGCAAATTATATTGCAGATGGGGATATGGATCATTCAGATGGCTAAACCAAAAGGTGGATTAACTAAATGGTTTAAAGAAGGTTGGGTTGACCTTTCTCGTAAAAAGAAAGGCGGAGGTTATATGCCCTGTGGTCGAAAGTCCGCAACAAAAAGTAAAAGAGGATACCCTAAATGCGTTCCTTCAGCTAAAGCAGCAAGAATGACTCCTAAACAAGTTCGCTCTGCTGTTAGAAGAAAAAGAAAAGCAGGTAATCCTGGAGGCAAACCAACTTACGTTTCAACCTTTGTTAAAAGAAAGAGGAGAACTAGTAAGAAAAAACGCTAATCTCCTAATAAGGGAGCATATGAAAAGAGACTCTTTCATAAAAGACTTATATGTAATAGGAAATCTTTTAGATCATCTTTCTAAAGTTACTCATAAAAAATTAGAAGAAAATAGAAAGATACGCAAACTTTTAGAGTTGCCAAATACCGTACACAATAAAACAAGTTTAAAAAATTACTTAAATAGCACTATTAAGTGCAAGCAAATAGGAGAAAATCATGGCTAGACAAGGCGGATTTTTAAGCGGAGCAAGTAGACATAATACATCTAAACTCCGTAAACACGTACTCAAAAGAGGAGTTACAAGAGATATGAACGCAGCTGCGGGAACCACTGTTAATAGCAAGAACCCTAACAGCTACGAAGCATTTAGATATTCAGCCGCACCTAAAGGTGTCGGACCCAGATACGGCAAAACTTTAAACCCTAAAAAAGCAAAATTTGGGAAAAGAACTGTAGGCAGAATATTACCAAGAAAAGGCAGATAGCCTATTAGTAATAAAATAGGCAAAGCTTACGCGCAATTATTTATCTGGAGCGGCATAGCCGAACCGCGTAAGAAGAAGAAAAAACATGGCACTGACAAAAGCAGAAAAAGCACGACTAAGAAAAGCAGGGTTAAGTAGACTTAACTCTCCCAAAAGGACTCCAAAGCATAGAACTAAAAAAGCTGTAGTAGGAGTTAGAGTTGGCGGAAAAGTGAAAATCATCCGCTTTGGTGCACAAGGTATGGGGCATAATTACAGTCCTGAAGCCCGTAAAAGCTTCAAAGCTCGACACGCAAAAAATATAGCAAAAGGTAAGTCCTCTGCGGCTTACTGGGCTAACAAAGTGTTTTGGGCAGGTAAAGGAGGATCTAAAAAGATGCCTCCAAAATCACAAAAATATGTTAGAGGAATAAAAAGAAGAAAATGACACTACCAACAGTTGATACAAGAAAGGCATGGCTCGACGAAGTTTCGTTATTTACGAGTCAAGCTCTCATGAAAATTACACAAAAAGAATTAACTGGTACACAAATTTCCTCCACAGAGGCTAAGTATGCAAAACTATGTAGTGCTTACCTCTACCTCTACAAGCTGGCAGAAGAAAATCAAATTCTTAGACCAGACGATCCCGACAACCCCTTTAATTTTGAGACACTCCATTGATTGAGATAAGTAGAGCAGATATAGAGTCTACTTATCTTATGGAGATAGATTCAGAACAACGTTTTATCAAACTTCCAATAGAAGGATACATGGACTTATTGGGCATAGACCCCAACACTTCACAGACTGCAATTATCAATGCGATTAATAACCCTAAATATAGATTTGTATGTGCTGCTGTTTCCCGAAGGCAGGGCAAAACTTATATATCAAATATAATTGGACAACTTGTTTGTCTAGTTCCAAATAGTCACGTACTATTAATGTCCCCTAACTATTCTCTATCGCAAATCTCTTTTGACTTGCAGAGAAGTTTGATAAAGCACTTTGATTTAGAAGTACTTCGTGATAATGCAAAAGATAAAGTTATAGAACTCAGTAATAATTCTACTATAAGAATGGGATCAATCAATCAGGTAGACTCAGTAGTCGGTAGATCGTATGATTTAATTATTTTTGACGAAGCGGCGTTGACAGACGGCCGAGATGCCTTCAATGTCGCGCTTCGTCCTACCCTAGATAAAGATAATTCTAAAGCAATTTTTATCTCTACTCCAAGGGGTAGAAATAATTACTTTGCAGAATTTTATTACAGAGGTTTTTCAGACGAATTTCCAGAATGGGCAAGTATAAAAGCAACCTGGCATGAGAATCCTCGTGTTTCTGAAGATGACATTAAAGAAGCAAAAAAGACAATGTCAGAATCTGAATTCCAACAAGAGTACATGGCGGACTTCAATGTGTACGAAGGACAAATCTGGGCATTTAATCATGAGAAATGTATAGCAGATTTAACTGATTTTGATACTTCTAAAATGGATGTGTTCGCTGGACTTGATGTGGGGTATAAAGACCCAACAGCTTTTTGTGTGATTGCTTATGATTGGGACGAAGAAAAATACTACGTAGTAGATGAGTATTTAGACTCAGAAAGAACAACAGAACAACATGCTGCAGAAATACGAAAGTTAATACATAAATGGGATATAGATTATATTTATATAGACTCTGCTGCACAACAAACAAGATATGACTTTGCACAAAACTATGATATATCCACTCTTAATGCTAAAAAATCCGTTCTTGATGGAATAGGACAAGTAGCAGGAGTAGTTGATAACGATCAACTTATAGTACATCAAGGTTGCAGAGAAGTACAGATATGTCTTGACCAATATCAATGGGATCCAAATCCGAATTTAATGAAAGAAAGACCAAAACATGACGGGGCATCGCATATGGCGGATGCTATAAGATATGCTATATATTCATTTGAAACCTCAGCGACATCGTTTTAATAACACCTGTCAAAAATACTTCTTGACTTTTGGTGTGAACTTTTGTTATAATTCATATTAAGAGTTAGATATGAAATTTAAGAGAGATTTAGTTAAATACGTACGAGATAAAGCTAAATCACAGTATAAAAAAGGAAGCGAATGTTTTATTTGCGGAAATACTGACAATTTAGATTTTCACCATTTTTACGGATTGACCGAACTACTAGAAACTTGGCTAAGTAAGAATAACATAAGTATAGAGAGTGAGCAAGATATACTAGAGATTCGAGAGCAGTTTATTGGTGAGAACTATGAAGAAGTTTATGATAAAACAGTTACTCTCTGCCATCAGCACCATTTAAGATTACATTCAATTTATGGTAAGCGACCCAAACTATTCACAGCAGAGAAACAAGCTAGGTGGGTCGAGAAACAAAGAGAAAAGACACATGGCATGGTATGATTTTTTAATAGGCAGAAATAACGGAGAGGTTGAGGAAAAACTCAATCCTTCTCAATATGTCATTTCCAGAAACGAAGGAATGACTATAGACAGCCAAGAGGTTGTCACTAATTATAAAAATGCATATGAACAACTAGAAATTGTAAATAGAGCAGTAAACATGATAGTAGATGATGTTGCAGAAATTCCATTTACAGTTGGAGAACAACGAACAGGTACTAACAATATAATAAAAAATATTCGTAGAGTAAAAGTTGATCAGCTACTAAATTTTGAACCAAATCCTTTTCAAGATGTAAGTACATTTAAAAGAAATCTGATAATTGACTTACTAATTGATGGTAATATATTTATATATTTTGATGGTGCTCATTTATATCATCTACCAGCGGAGAAGGTAACAATTTATTCAGATGATAAAACATATGTAGAAAAATACAGTTATGATAATAGCATTGACTATAGCACCAATGAAATTATACATATAAAAGAGAACAGTTTTAAATCTATTTATAGAGGAGTTCCAAGATTGAAACCAGCTTTTAGAACTATGCAGTTACTAGGAAGCATGAGAAAATTTCAAGATAACTTCTTTAAAAATGGAGCAGTTCCAGGTTTAGTACTTAAAAGTCCAAACACTCTTTCAGAAAAAATTAAAGAAAGAATGTTACAAGCCTGGAGTATGAGATACAACCCTAATACTGGAGGTAGAAGACCTCTTATTTTAGATGGTGGACTAGAAGTAGATTCATTATCAAAAGTAAACTTTAAAGAATTAGACTTTCAAGAGTCAATAAAAGCAAATGAAAGAATAATTTTAGAGGCAATGGGCATACCACCAATTTTATTAGACGGTGGTAATAATGCAAACATAAGACCAAATCATAGACTATACTATTTGGAAACAGTATTACCAATAGTAAGAAAAATAGGATATGCTTTGGAAAGATTTTTTGGATTTAAACTTAATGAGGACG